CTTATGACGGTGATACCGCATACCGTCCAGGCCCAATTGACTGGCGACCACGACGTATGGAGCACCCTCACACATTCCGGGCTCACGCAAAACAGCAGTGATTTGCTCCTGTCCCATGGAACCTCAATCCCAGGAACCTGGAATATGATAGGGATATTAGATGCGCGTCCCGACCCGCTAACCGATCTTATAAATCCACCGCCGCTGGATATGGAAAACCCGTCTGAAATGGGGACGAAGATACTGAAACTTCTATCGCCCATCTCCCGCAACCTGTTGGGCCGGCCCGTTACCAGCTTCGCGGTAACGCCCCTGATTATTTTTCGGGAAATTAAAGCTCGAGCTCGGGCATAGCGGTGCGGAAGCGCGCCTTCTTCCCGCCGCATACCACAACGCATAGGTAGAGCTCAGTCGAATGACCTGGATTGACGACCTCAATAGTTGGATTAGTCAAGAGTTCAATCGTTCGCTGGTAGAGCGCGACGGGCGGATTATCCCCACAACAGCTGATATCGCGGTTACACAAACCGTGAAGCTAGACGCAAGTTTTCTTTACGCCGACCTAGCTGGCTCATCTGAGATAGCGCAGAAGTGCCCTTGGGAGACGACGACCAAGCTCATTCGAGCTTTCCTTGAGTGCTCCACTCGACTGATGCGTGCGTACGGCGGCGAGATAAGAAGCTTCGACGGCGATCGAGTGATGGCGGTATTCACCGGCGACAGGAAAAACACGAATGCAGTAAAGTGTGCCCGAGAGATATTCTACACGGTAGAATATCTTTTAGGGCCTGCTGCGACCAGGAAATACAAATCTGTGCGGGAGAACGGCATAAAATTGAAGTGCGGCATCGGTGTCGATTCAGGTGTAGCACGTGCTGCGCGGGCGGGCATAAGAGACAGCAACGATCTCATATGGGTAGGTCGCGCGCCCAGCTTTGCGGCCAAACTATCCGATGTCCGTGACTATCCGTATTCGGTCTACATAACGGAGTCGGTCTACAAACTCATGATGGATGACGTTAAGCTTTCCAATGGAAAAAATGTCTGGGAGCCGAGGGATATACTTTTCGGAGGCAGCAAAGAGCGCGTATATCGAACGAGCACAACTCGCGCACCGTAAGGCAATTTATGGAAGACACGCTCAAGTTCCGCATTGAGATGGCCGAGCGGCAGCTTGCCGCACTACAATCATTCTATCCCCGGATTGACGCCAAAGTATCAGCCATCTTTGCCGTCTCGTCGGCCCAGATCGCTATCGCCGCGTTAAATCTTAAGATTGAAGATCTCGAACGATGGCCAGAAGCTGTCATGGCCGTCCTCTTCTTCATATCGACCGCATTTCTGCACGTTAACCTTTACCTGTGCCTATATCCTGCCCTCGCTCCAAGTAGTCGGGCCCTTAGTTTTTTTGGCCACGTCGCACAGACCGGCGAGTCCGAATTCATTAAAGAGTACATTTCCACGAATCATGAAACTTTGCTTGAAGACATATCGCGACAGATCTGGCGCAACTCCCATATCGTCGCGGCTAAATTCAAATACTTGAAACACGGCTCGATTGCACTTTTTGCATCACTTGTGCCTTGGACTGCTTTATTACTGACGCTTTCGATTGGAGCCTGGAAACTACCGGCGCTTACCAATTAGGCACACCCTTGGTAAGGGAGAGGCCGAGAGTTCAAATCTCTCTAGCAGCACCAGTCCATCCCCCTGATATTGTTATATATATGCCAACTAAGGGCCGCCCCGCATGGTGACGCGAAAGCGCATCTGCCAGCAGAACAAAAAGCGAAAAGCCGTGCAGATGCGTGCAAAATCCGTGCACGATGTTCCTGAACCGTTCGCGGCCGGCTTAACCTTAAGGGTAGGTTTCGCTCGCCCAATACCCCTCAGATGATAAAAAAACAGATGCGCCAAGGGGTTGCAGCCCCTCGACGCATCCTGACCAAAGCCAACCTGTAGTGAGGTTCCGATGGCTAACGCAGATCTATGCCTGAATTTTGGAAATATTGCATTACCTTCGCCCCGGCCGCTGAACGGCGACATCTTGCCGAGGACAGGCCGCACGTTTCGCGACGCGGCCGAGAGCTATGTTCAGCACGGAGGCGAAGCGAAACATCTTCGCATCGTCATGCCTCACCTGGGCGACGTGCCCCTCGACGATATCTCGCCGTTCGACATCGAGGAACTGGCAAAGCAACTCTATCCCACTCAGAAGAATGCTACCCGAAACCGGCAGGTGATCATGCCGGTACGCGCCGTGATCTACCACGCTGCCAAAAGACGTTGGTCGCCGCATTATCGCATAGCGAGTTTCCGCGAGGATCCGCCTATCCGAAAAGAGCCCGCCTCACCCGAGTGGCTGCACATCTTTTTCCGGCAGTGCGACCAAGACGACCTGCCGCATATTGCTGCCCTGATCATGTTCATGAGCACTACGGGCGCGCGGATCAGCGAGGCACTTCGGCTGGAATGGAAAGAGGTCGACCTGATCACCCGCACGGCGATCCTACTGAAGACCAAAACCAGCACGAACTCGAAGCGGTTCCTGACGGATAGGCTCGTCGCCCGGCTTCATGAGCTGCGCGACACCGCGCCACCAGGTAAGGGCGTATTCCGGATCAAATGCCGGCACAGCGTCAACGAGAGGATTGCGGCCGTCTGCAATCGGGCCGGCATCAAATACAAATCGAGCCACGTATGCGGTCGACACGCCATGGCCAGCAATGCCATGGCCCTGGGCGGCGATATCAAGTCGACGATGATCGCAGGCGGATGGCGCAGCATCCCGGTATTCCTAGGAATCTACGTGAACCCACGCAACGCCGGCCGCTCGATCGCCGAGCGCTTTAATCTGCACCACTACGACGCCGACCTGTAAACGCAAAAAGGCGCGAGGCCCAACAAGGACCTCGCGCCTGAGATATCACTGATCGCAGCTGAACTTTAGCTACGGATAGAACCGCGTCATCGTCGTCCAAAACGGATGGCACCGGTGAAAGACCTGAACGAAGCTGTTTTTCCGAACCTCTTCTGCCTTCATCGTAAGGCGCCATGGTCCAGCACTCTGCGTGCCTACCGGCCGGTTTGGGCTCGAGGTATCGTCCGGATCCTTGACCGGCGTCATCGAGACGCGGTCGAAATAGTTCGCCTCGGTTCCACGGTACCAGGCGATGCCCATATATTCACAATTGCGTAGCTTCGTGAATTCAGCCCTCACCATACTCGTCTCTGGCGTCACCTCCTCGACTTCAGTAATGATCAGCTTGCTCAACACCGGCCGATAGAGGGTCTCCACTTCCGGCCCCAGCATGAAAAAGCTGTAGATCCCGCACAGCAGGCCAATAGACCCGAAAAGCATCTTCAGCATGGCAAGGCCACCCGGGATCGAGAGAGCTTCAAGGCGTTGGTGGCGGGACATTAAGTCCTCCTTTCACGAGGAAGGTTACAAATGCAGCAATCAGCCCGCCGAAGAAGGCGAGCAATGCCCATTTTCCTATGCTCCAAAGGTCAGCTAGAGATTTTTCAGTGCGCTCTTGGTTCTCTTCGAACCGTTTGTCTCGCTCCTCTCTGACAGCCATCTGCGTCTGAAGGGCAGCGACTTCTTTGGTGAGGACACTCAGGCTAGAGGCGAGTTGAGTGTGATCTTTACGCAGCATATCGATGCTGTCGGAACCGCTATTCATATCGATGGGAACCCCACAGCTTGCATGGCAATGTTGTATTTCAACTTCTGTTCGATCGAGTTCCCTCGGCGCTTGACTCTCTCCTTGAATGAGAACATTTAAGGAACATGACCGACAGGAAATTTTTCCAAGCCTTCGACCAGTGGTGGGAGGCGGCGCCCGATCGCCTACCCACGAAGCGCGCCAGAGACAACGCTCGAGCAGCGTTCATGGCGGGTTGCCGCGCGGCGACCGTGGAGAAAGATTACCGATTTCAAGCGGGCCGTTGGATTGTAACTGTGCGCGCGCCGACGCTGGCTATAGCGAAGCAGGAGGCGGTCAAAATCTTGAACCGGCGCGCGAGAAAGATTGGCGCCATTCCACCGGCTTTAGGGTGGAAGCTCACGCAGATTGAGGCCAGATCATGAGCCTACCTACCCTTCGCGACTTTCGCGCCGAGAAAATAGACATGTCGTGCAAGCGCTGCGATCGACACGGGGTATACGAACGAAAAGCTCTGGTCAAAAAATTCGGCGCAGCAATTGAGTTCGTCGAGCTGCGCCGGATCTTGGCGATTGGTTGCGATCGCAGAGGTACCGACGGGTGCGAGGCATGTTTCCCATGTCTCCTCACCGCTGACATCGTCATCGAAACCCGCAAATCCTAGAGGCTACTGCGGAAAACGCTTCTTCGCGGTGGCCGTGCCAATCGTCTTGCCCTTGGCGTCGAGCGCCTTGATCGTAAAGCGATACTGGTGAACCGTTGGCGGGCACGGGCCCTTGTACTTGAATGCTCCGTACGGCAGATCCGCCTGGCCAGAATAGTCGACCTTGCTACCGCCATGCACGAAGTCCGGCGCGTCCTGGTCCATCATCCGGATGTCGAGCTTCACCGTTCCCTCGGGCACACCCGACAGCTTGATCGGCGGAGACTTTGTGTCGAAGCAGCCCTTTGTCGGCCCCCACTCTACTGATGCTCCCATGGCCGCAAACGAGCTCGATGCCATGGCAAGAAAAATTCCGGCTGCAAGTATAAGTCTCACGTCGTCCTCCTTAGGTTGAGAAGGCAACGTTGATCGAGATTCGCAGCCATCGGCAACTGCGAACTCCCATCTGTGAAAAAGCGGAGCGATACCCCGCAAATGATGTCAGGGCGGTGGGGTCTGGACGAGATCGAAGCGGCGTGAGATTGTCGCGACATGGACTTCACGCCGCTTCCCTATGTTGCCTCTTCATACCCGTTTGCAGATACGGTGTTCGCCGCGCTGTGGTGCGCGACGATGGTCTTCGGTGTCGTCTGGTTCTTCTGGCTTCGGGAAGCCCCTTAAGACGGTCGCACCGCGACGGTCAGAGCAACGAAGCCGCACGTTCCCGGCCAAGACCAGTTATCCGGATCATCAGACCCGCTACTCGCAACCTTCGATGCCGCCGCCAACGTCGCCTGACCGGAAGCACTCGTCGTGACTGCCTGCAGGCTGCCATATCCCGTTGGGGGCGTGATCGAGCCTCCAGCCGTGAGGAAATTATCCAGCCCGAGAAAGACATCGTACAGGTTATTCGCCACGCCCCATGTCGCGGTCACGGCCGGAGCATCGACAGTCGTGCCGGAACCACGGCTGCCTGTTGCAGTGAAGGAGAGCGCGCCTTGAGCACCCGTGTAGCGGCGAACGAAGGCAACGGCCTGCTGGGCTGCTGCGATGGTAACGGCAAGCGTCTTTCCGCCTTCCGTACCGTCCGCGATTTTGCTGAACGCCAGAAGCCTGTTTGACGTCTGGACGTCGTTGAAGCTGGCGGTCCACGCACCGGCTGTGACGTTGTCCCAGGTGATTGCCGAATTGCCATCGCTGGCGACTACGGCGAACAGCACATCACCGGCATTGACAGTCGCCGGCATTGCGATGGCAAGAGCGGTCCCATCGGTCGCATTCTGGCTTACCGTCGTGCTGGCGATAACGACCTGTTGTGGCGCGGATACCGCGATCTGGAACGCCGGAAGATTGGCCGTAGCACCGGCTACGTCGGTCACGCGGATGACGATGCCGGTGCGGGTCTCGACGGTGGTCGGAGTGCCCTGCGGCGAACCTGTTGCGGCATTGAGCGTCATGCCGGCTGGAAGAGTACCTGATGCAAGCGAGAAGCTGTAAGGCGGAGTGCCGTACCGCGCAGTAACCAGGAAGCCCGCATATGCCGAATTCTGGTTCGCTGTGGTGACAGGCGTGCCCGAAATAGCGAGAGGGGTCGATACTGCAGCGTTGATGGCAGCTAGGACGTGAGCCGCACGCTGCGGAGCAGCGCTCTCATTCGGGTGGATGCCGTCGCTGGAATTGGCCGTAAGCGCCATCCCTCGACTGGCAGCCGTCTCGGCGTCGGAAAGAATAAAGGCGGCATCCGTCGCGACCTTGTCGAGACCATTGAGGCAACGAACGCCGTTGTTGTCCAGCGGATCGGAAGCAAGCCACGTGTTCCACTGCTGGCGAACCGTCTCCATACCGGCCGACCAGCCGGCGCTGACGTCCCGAAAAGCCTCTTGCCAGACGATCTTGTCAAACTGCGCATTGGCGCGCAGGTCGGTACACATGGCTCGGAACTGCGTCTGCATCTGCGCGAGGACATCGGCACCGCTCATGCCCTCGTCCATGTAGCCCTTGATATCGTTGTGGCCGTAGTCGGCCACAAAGACGTTCTCGACGCCGGGCGTGAGGTAGCGTGTCGGATTGTTCGCGGCGAAGTCGGTGTAGTGCTGGCCGAGACGATGGCCGGCGATGCCTGTATTGCGCATCAGGAGTGTCGGAGAGACCTCAGACAAAGCCGCCGTGATCGTGCGGTTATTGATGCCCCCCGTACCAAAGATGATGCTGTCGCCGGTAAACAGGCTTGATCGAGCCGCTGCACTGAACGTTCCGCAGATGGACTGGAGGGCTGACTTGACCGCAAGCGTGTCGGCATCAGAGAGCGCAGCCGGATAAACGACGAAAGCCCGCATGTCATTTCGGCCGGAATAGGTGAAGCCAGCACCGACCTGACCGCCGAGAGAAAGTGTCCTGGACGCGGCGGCAGGATAGTCGCATGTCTGGCTATCGCGGTGGACAGTCATCTTCGACGCCGAGGAAACGAGGGCCACCAGGCTCATGTTTGCAATCGCATTGGCGCGAGCGTTGGTCGCACCGGATGCCGAGGACGCACCGCCGACCATCGGCTGCATCGCAAGCTGGTTGGTGACACGAGGCGTCGTCAGACCATAGTCTAGGTTCGAGGCATCACCGAACATCCAGAAGGCGTTGGTTGCGCCAAGTCCCGGCGTGCGGGTCGCCATGAAAACGGAATTGTTGGCACGCTCGATCGCCAGAGACGACGGGATCAGCAGCGGCTTGGATGTCTGGTAGCTGGTGATCGCCGGCCCGCCGGAGCCGAGATACAACGTCGGCTGGCTCGCCTGTGTCGGCTGCGTCAGATGGTTGGTTCCGACCTGGTCATACCAGATCTTGACCGTCAACGACGATGCGCCCTGAAACGCGGTTGCCGAAGCCACATCGAGGATGTCCCCGGCAAAGCCGATATCCTGCTCGGCATTGTCCGAGGCGCGGACCACGCGGACAGACGGGCCGCCGTAGCCGCTGACGAGTTTCGATATGCCGTAGGCTCCAGACGGGACAGTCGCAGTGGTCGGGAGGTAAGATGGCTGCGGCACCCCACCGCCCTGTGTTGGTGGACGCCGCTGCGCGCCAATGCTCAGTCCCATGGAAGTCAGTGATCGCATAGCAGCGTCCCTCAGCCCTGTTCGTCGGTGATCAGTAGGAAACCTTGGCGGTCGGACCGAGAATGTCCGGCACCTTGGAAACGATGATGTCCTTCAGCGCCGACTGGTCGACGCCAAGCTTCGCAAGGGTTTCGGGATTCTTCTCCTGGACATACTTGATGGCCTCGGAAATCGCCTCGCCTGCCACCAGGCCGGGCGCGACTGCTCGGACACCTCCCTTCGCAAGCGCGAAGTTCAGCGCGTTGAACGCCGACTGATGGAGAGCCTCCCGAAGCTTCGCCTCGATCTCGAGCTTCTTGTTTTCGTCCGTCACCTTCAGCAGCGCGATCACCCTGGCGGATATCCAGAAGCCGATAACCGGGCCGACTGTCGTGATCAGCACCGCAACGGTCGGCTGGATGATCTGCCAGATATCGAACCAGATCGACGACGGCGCGACGATCGGCTGCTCTGCTTGCGCGTAAGCCGGCTGGAAGGCGAAAAGTACGGAGGCGAGGATCATCAGCAGGGCGAAGCCGAGCATGAGCCAGTGCATGAAATTACGGGTCATGGGCAAAATCTTTCCTTCTGGCGCCGGCATTACTGCACGGCGCGCGCTTCCCGGAGAGCGGTGGTGATGACGGCATAGGCCGTCGTTGCGGCGACCAGGGTCGAGGCCAGCGTCTGGCTCGATGCGTTGGCGCAATACCCCTTGATCTGCGAGTAGGCGACGTCGACCTTCTGCGCCTTTTCGGGCTTGACCTTGCCGGCATCCGCCAGTGGCTTGTAGGCTGCATAGCCGATATCGGCCGCGGCGCAGATCTGAGGCAGGCTCCGTTGGATCGCGTTGTCGATCGAGCTGGTCGAGGTGCAGGCGGACAGCGTGATGGCCGCCATTGCGAGGATCGCAATACGTTGCATGATGGTCGTTCCTTGTTGAAGAGATCAGGCAGGGATGGTCGAGAGCGCGTCCTTGCGCACATCGAAGGATGGGCACGCCTTGGCGGCGTACTGATTGTGGCCGGTCACCTTCGTGATCGGGAACTTGCGGCAGAGCTGATCGGTGAGCCAGAGCATGGAAGCGCGCTGCGCTTCGGTGCGGGTATCTTTGGCGGTCTTGCCGTCGGCCGAGACGCCGCCGATGTATGAAATACCGATCGTACCGGTGTTGTGGCCCTCGACGTGCGCCCCCACCTGCCCGATCGGTCGGCCGAGCATCACCCGCCCGTCGCGATAGATCACGTAGTGGTAGCCGATATCGGAGAAACCACGCAGCTTGTGCCAGGCGCGAATGTCGTCGACCGTGTAGTCCTTGCCCTCGGCGGTGGCCGCGCAATGAACGATCAGTTCTTTGATCGAGCGAGCCGTGTCCAGGAGCTTCAGGCTGGCGACGTTCGAAGGCGGCGCTCCCTTTTCCAGTCCGCCCAAAACCACCCCAACCGGAACCAGCTGCGTCATCGCGTTCTTGTCCGGCTCTGCCCGGCCGGGCTTCGGAGCCGTCGTCGACTGTTTCAATGCGGTGAGCGTCTGGGGGCCGATCTTGCCGTCCGGAACCAGGCCGTTTCCCTGCTGATATTCCCGAGTGGCGCGATCGGTACCGTCGCCGAAATCACCATCGACCTTGAGCGAGGGCGAAGCGCCGGCAGCATTCAGAAGACGCTGAGCGTCCATCACGGCAGCACCTTTGCTGCCGCGCTTGAGCACGGTGGCCATAACGATGTCCTTGAAATCGGCCCTTGCCGATGGTTAACGAAACCCTAATTCCGGTCAGCCGGATGGGGACGCAGCGATGAATCAAACGATCGACGACGAGCAGGAGAAGGATGCCGCCACTACGGAGGCGGTTCTGAGCCTGGAAGAAACTGCTCGTCAGCTGCGGGAGCTATCGGACTTCCTGTCCGATCTGGCAAAGCGGCCGCTCGAGGGTCAGCCGCCTGGCGTTCATTGATCAGGTGCCGGCGAGGATGACCGCTACCTTTTGTCCCTGCTTGGCTGCGTAGGTGTAAGGGACGCCGCCGAACAGCAATCGGCCGGATGTTGCTGTGACCGTCGGGTTTTCACCAAATCGGACACGGACGTTCGTGTCGAAGGCAAGCTCCCAGATCTCATCATCGCTACCTGCCACGACGGCCAGCGTCTGGTTGCTGCTCGAGGGCGTGACATCCACCGAGCTCACCGCAGGTTCGGCCTGCAGGACGGGGAGAACGATTACGCCGCCGCGGCGCCGAGAGAGTGTGACTGTTCCCTTAGGCATGAAAGGCTCCTGGTTGAGGGGTTAGTTTTCGTCAGTGCGGCCATAGCGCCGCGTGTTGGTCCATTGCGAGGGGGTAGCAGGCGTGCCCGCCGGAGCGTTCGGCGCGACTTTGTCTTCGGTCGCAGCGCCTGATGATCCGCCGCCCTCGCTGGCGTCGCCGCTCTCGCTGCTCGATTTCCCGTCATATAGCTTGCCGCTTATTCCGGTCCGGTAGCCTTCAGACTTCGAATACGTGTGCTTCGCCGTGTCGATTACGAACGGCACACCATCAAGGCCAGGCCGAATCTCTTCGTAAAGAAGCGGGGCGCCAGCGCAGATAGCAGCGTCGCCGATCACGGTTACGCTGGTGGCGCCCTCGCCTCGCTTCAGGTCTTTGGCCTTCGCCTGGGCAGCCTTGTCTGCCTCGGCCGCGCTCGCGTACGGTTCCGGAATACGATAGATGCTGTCGCCATCTGCATCAGCCTCCGCTTCGATTTCGACGCGCTCGGCCTTGTCTCGGTCTTGATAGTAGGCGACGACCTTGGAAAATTTCGTTCGATCGTTCGCCTCGAATTCGCAAGTTCCCAGCAAAACATTTTCAGGCCGAACGACAACAGAGCCGAGAAACGCGCCGGAAGCTGCTCGCCCGGATCCTCTCTTCGAAAAAACCAGTCGGCCGCCGGTGATCTTGAACAGACCATTGTGCCGATCAGCAAGCCGGTTGAGGACGTGCATGTTGCTCTCGTCCTGCTGGGCAAACCATTCATACTCATGCTCGCCGATCTCTGGATCAATAGAGGCCGAGAAGCCCTCCTCGAAAGCAATCTCACTGACAATGTCCTTTACCTTGGCATTGTCCCAGTTGCGCTCTTTCCGCTGCTTCAGCTTGTTATCGCGAAGGTCTGCCGACTTGCCGGAGATCGATAGAGAATACGGCAGGCATTTCGGCTTTACCTTGTCGACGACGAATGTGCCGAGCGAGCGAGGCGTTCCGTAGCCGATTCGAATATCGACCACAGCACCGGTGCGGGGGAGAGCCAGAAACTGAGGTGGACCATCATTTAGTTCCATCTCGAAGGTATCGGACGCCACGCCCTCCTTGTCGGTCACTGAGACCGAGATCAGCCGCTCGTAAAAGAGGCCAGCCACAGGCTCGCCGTCGATCGTGATCTGAACAACCGGATGCATGTCATTCCCAAAGACTGACGAGCGGTGTGGCCGCTGAAGTGTTGACGATATCTGGCATGAAAATCACGGTGCCCATGGGCAGGATCACATCGAGCAACGGGAGATCTGGGTTCGCCACCAGCACCGCCTCGACGGTCCCGCTTGTCCTGCCGTAATGCCGCCAGCAGACGACATCGATCGTCTCACCCTGCTTGGTCGTGTAAGTCTCCGCCATGGGTCACCCGAAAATACTGAGGATGGGAATGAGATCGGCTGCGACACTTGCACCGCCCTGCCCGTAGCGCTTCAGCGATATCGAATAGGCATTGCGCCGCGGCGCTCCCTTGGCATCGTGAAACCCGCGATCCTCTTCGACAGACTGGACTGTATAGGTGCCGTGGATAACGCCCTGAATATCATTGCCCGAGACGAGCATCAGCGGAGAGCCGGCGAGAGCTGATCCGATGAGGCCGTCCAAGGAAGATTGCCCGCCAAATTCCACCGGGAATAATACCCCTCGGATGACGATCTCGTCCGAGGTCGGGCCTGTCCACTGTTGCTGATTGAGGGTCTGAGCAACAGCCACTTCCGCCCATGGCGTCTGTACCCGCCGCGCTACGGCATCATACCCGAAGCCGATCGCCTCGAAAGCGAAAGGACCGAGCGTCATAGGAACTGGACCGGACATGACACTCCTGTCGGGATTGCTGTTTCGCGCGCCCTGTGCTTCTTTCGGCGGGAAGAGGCGGGTGAAAATGACTGAGATCGAGATACTGACTGCGACCATCTTGGCGGGCGCGACGGGCGGCGCCTGGGGAGCCTACAAGTCGGGAAGCCGCGCCTGGATCGGCGCGACCGTTATTCTTGTCGGCACAATAGCCACTCTGGTTCTGTCTGCTCTGATCGACCTGAACAATCCAGCCTTGACCATACCGATGAACCTATTGTTCGTCGGTATCATCGGTGGTGCAATGAGGATGACCTGGCAGCAAATCGGCTACACGCTGCTAAGCGCTTTCATCGTCACCCTTGTGGTCATGACGATCGTCGGATTTTTCACCTAATCGCTGTACATGCTTTCCACAGTGGACTTCACCTCCGCCCCGATCAACGCGCCGCTCTGGGACGCCGCAGCCTGAGGATCGGAAACACCTGTGATGTGCTGCACTACCGAGAGCTGAATGTTCGGAGGCTGCTGGTTTGTCACTCGAACATCCTGCGTTCCTGAAGGCCTGGTCATTTCGGCGATGCTTGAGGCATCGATCCGAACCGGCTTATCTCCCCCGCCTCCAGCGCCGAAATGTTGAGCAGCGTTGAAGTCCGGATCCGCAGCTTTGCCCATAAGGAAGCGTTTCCACCCCGGAACGCCCTTTTCGTCAGCCCCTCCGAGAGCATTTCCACCCCAATGGATCAGGTCTTCAACACCAGGAAGAAGAGCTTTTCCCTCTTGGTAAAAAGTCTTGCCAGTTCCTGCGCGGTCGAGAAGCTGAGCGCCTCCGTATCCAGCGACCCCTAGGACGCTCGCGCGAGTTAGGCCCAGTAGCTTTGCCATGAGCCCGGAGCCGCCGGCGACTGCTGCTGCGGTCGCGGCAGTGCCTCCAGCGCCTGCTGCAGCTGCGCCACCGCCGCCAACCAGACCGGCAAGAGTTCCAACGGCCTTTACCGCTCCGAGGAGCGTGGACGCGCCAGACAGGAAGAACATCGCCGAGGCAAGCTTGCGGATCGTGCCGGCGAGAAACGTGATACCGGCTCCCCAAAGCATCAGCTGAAAGCCATACGGCGCGATGTCCGCGAAGAGCTTGGCGAGTGGATTATCGGCAATCGCAGACGAGAGGCTGCGGATATCCGCCCCCCAGGTCTGAAACTGCGCAAAGATCCGGCCGATCTTGTCGGCAGCCTCCGAGCCATTCGCAGCGCCGAGCAGCATGTCGCCGAGATCGTTGATGACCTCGCGGACACCACCGTCGACACCGAGCCCCTTCAGAAATCCCTGCGTCGCCGCGTCCATCTGAGAGAAGATGTGCGCCCGTTCTCCTAATGTATCGAGAACATCGCCGATCCCGAGCGCCGCTTCACGGATCCTCGGCAACATCCGGTCACCGATCGAGATGCCCACGTCGGAGATCTTGTTGCGCAGAAGCTGCAGCACGTTCGCGGTGGTATTCGCCCGGGCTACATATTCCTTGAATGCTGAGCCCGAATATTTCGTGCGGTCACTCACACTGTCGAGCGCCTGATCCAGGAGCTTGACGTTGCCGATCAGCGGGGCGAATGCCTTTGCCTCGTCGCCGAAGAAATCTGACAACAGGGCGAGATGCCTGTCTTTCGGCGCCTTGCCGATAGCGTTCAGGACTTGTCGAAGGGCTTTCGGTGCGTCCTTCTGCATATCCTTCGCGATCTGCGGCAGGTTGAGCCCCAAGGCCTTGGCAACATCGCGCTGCCCCTTTTTGGCAGAGTCTCCCTTGGTCAGCGCCTTCACGACATTCTGCATCGCCGTGCCGGCAGTCTCAGCCTCCGCGCCTGCGGCAATCATGGCAGAGCCTATGCCAGCGATCTGTTCCTTCGTGAAACCACCCATCTCGGCAAGCGCGCCCACACGAAGCATGAAGTTCGTGATGTCGCTCGCCTTCGACGCCATATTGTTCGACAGGTGGTTGATGGCATCGGCCATGTCACCAGTCTCAGCGACGCTGAGCCCAAGCTGCGTTTTGAGCTTGGCGAGAGATTCACCAGCCTGGCCCGCGGTCATATCGAACGCGATACCAACCCGGGCAGCCATCTCGGCAAAGGACTTCAGATCTTCAGTCGCGATGCCCGACTCTCCGGCAGCCGCGAACAGGGCCGCGATATCTTTGGACGCGATCGGCAGCTGCGTCGACATCTGTCGGATCGTGTTGCGCATATTCCCGAACTGCTCGTCGGTCGCATCGACAACCTTCTGAACGTCCGCAAAAGCGCTCTCGAAATCCATAGCAGCGCCGGCCGTACCGCGTAGCCCCTCGGTGACGCCGAGATAGGCACCGCCGAACGCAACCAGCCGGCCCGCCAGCGAGCCAACTGGCGAGAAAGAAGCGCTAGCCTGTCGGCGCAGGCCGTTGATCGCACCGCTGATGTTCCTTGCCCGAGCAGAAACGCCGTCAATCAGCGATACGCGCAGTCTCGACTCGAGTGTGGCCATGTCAGTCTCGCTGAAGAAGTTTTCTCAACTCGACGGCCTTTTCAAAATAGGCCATGAGCTTGTCAGGAGCCCACCGCTCGATCACGTCGAGCGGCGTGCTGAAGGTGTTTGCCACGAAGCCGGCCATCAAGCGCCAGTCGTGGTCTCCTCGTTTCCCAAAAGGGCCTTGGTGCTATCGAGGATGACGCTGAGGTCCCTCGCTTTGACCTTCTTGAAGGCGGGCAACGGCACTCCGGCCATAGCCGCCAGCATTGCGATATTGCGGGACATCTCACCGGCAAAGCCGTCGGCCAGCATGAAATCACCCGCCTCCGCTTCGCGAAAGGTGAGCTCTTCGTAAGTCGTTTCGCCATGCGTGATCGGCGACTTCAGCTTGATAGTGGTCATCGTGATTTCCGTGAATTCGGGCCAGGAACTAGAGGAGCAGCGCGTTACGGACGTCGCCGTACTGCGAGACGCCGCCGACCTTGAAATCGAAATCGTCCATCTCGTAGATCTCTTCGCCGTTGATCTCGAGCTTGTAGTAGTTGACCGAGACTGCGTAATCGTTCTCGGCAACATCACCACCCTTCCAGGTGCCGTGATCCGGACGGTAGAGCTTGCCGCGGATCGTCATCACCGCAGAATGAGCCGTCCCGTCTTCGTCGATCAGCGCGCCGGTGATCATGAAGGGCGTCTCGACGCCGGGCTTGAGGCCATGAAGCTTCAGAACCTGAGGATCGAGACCCGGCATCTTGAAGTTGAAGTCCATCGCCTCGTAGCCCATGGCCACCTTGCGAGGCTTGATCATGCCGCTGTTGCGCATTTCCTCCATTTTTGCCGCCGGCACAGGCGGCGTGATATCGCCGATCTGGCCGAGCTTGCTTTCGCGATCAGCCCAGAGAGTGCAGTCGCGCATCAGGTAGCGGGGAAGATTGCTTGCCATGGATGTCTCTCCTTACGCCGCTACCGTCAGCGGGCCGTTTTCGATCGCGCCCCGGACCTCGTCCAGCAGCAGCTGGTAGTAGAGGACGTTGCGATAGGTGGTGATGTAGATCTGCTCCATCAGTCCGACGGGCTCAAACTCGACATTGAGGAAGACCTTGCCGGCCGCGTTCAGGGTCGGCGTGTTCGTGTCCGACAGCCAGACCCGTCCGCCGAGGATGTCATTATTATTGACGAAGACGCGAAGCCCAGCGTTGCCGTCTTCGATCATCATCTTGAGGTTCGCCTTGGTGAACTTCCGGTCCACATAGGCGAAATAAAGATCCTCGAGCGCCTCGTTGATCATGTCGGCGCAGGCACGTACGCTGTCGAACTGCCAGAGCTCGTTATCGGTTGCGAGACGCGATCCCCAAGTACGAAGACCGCCACGCTCGTTGATGACGGTCGATACCTGCCGCTCATTCAGGTAGTTGCTGTCCACCGGATACTGGATCGTGCGCGCCACGCCATCGAGTGTACGGATGATCTTGTTCGATACGGAGCCGGAGACACCTTCAGCCGAGGCAACCACCCT